ATTGATGTTGTTCCTTGCAATATAGAAAAATACACCGCCCGGGGTTTAATTGAAGTGATTACAGGCAATGATGAAACCCTGCTTGAAGAAATAATAGAAATAATTGAGAGTGATGATGCTAAACCTATCGAGTAATGCTTTTTTTGAATTAAAAGACTTTGCTGTTAAGTGTCAGTGGACAATAGTATCAAGCAACGACAAATATGATATAATTGGGATCTTTGACAATACCTTTTATGAAGCTTTTAATGAATTTGGATCAGGTGTATCAACAAGCTCACCTGTATTCACAATGAAATCAGATGATATTCCTGATGGGGCATCAGATCAAAATGACTTATTACTTGTTCCCGTAACTTCGAAAGGCCGTGTTGCTAAAATATCTTATAAAATTAAGGTAATTGAAAAAGACGGAACTGGAGTTTCGACTTTGAGACTTCAAAGACAATGAGCCACGCTAGACAAAAAATACGGGATGCAGTTGTTTTATTATTGACTGGATTACCAACTACAGGAAGTAATGTCTTTGATACCAGGCTTTATAACCTTGAACCTGCAGACAACCTGCCAGGTATTGTTATATATACACAAAACGAAACTTCAGAAAGAAGTGATTTTAGTCCTAATAATTATTCTAGGGAATTAGATTTAATAATTGAAGGCTATGTAGAAACCAATTCATCAGTAGAGAACAACTTAGACACGATTGCTTTAGAGGTTGAAAATGTCCTGGGTGCAAATCCATTACTTTCCAATACAGCTACAACATCTGAGCTTTCTACAACTGAGATAGAATTTGACGTAATGGGTGAACAACCTATTGGGATAATTCGACTTACCTTGTCTGTGACTTATTACACATTGAGCACAGACAATTCAACAAATCAATAAAAGGAGATAATCATGGCTTACTTTACTGGCGTGATAGCAGAAATAAGATTGGGTGACACTGGCACACCCACAGATATACTAGGTCAATGCACCAGTTATTCGGTCGATAAATCACTTGAAAGCGTTGATGTAAGTCATATTGGAAGTGCCAGTAAGACATTCACATCAGCTCAGGAGTCTTGGTCTTCAACAATGGAAATGTCCTATGATCCTGCAGATACTTCACAAGCAAAGCTTTTAGAAAGATCAGTTGGCGCATCTACTCCAATATTTGTTTCATATTATTATGAAGGTGCTACAGTTGGTGATAAATATCTTACAGGTCAAGGTTTTTTAACAGGAATAGCATGGGCACAAGAACCAAATGGCGTAATAACAGCGAGTGTTTCAATACAAGGCACAGGCGCATTAACAGAAGCAACTGCATAACATTATGAACATGTCAGAAAGGCTAAAAGCCATGCAACAAGACAGAGAGAAATTCCCGTTGACGTTGCCAGGACTAGGTGAAGGTGAAGACAAAGACCTGCACTGTTTTTTTAATAAGTTGACAGTTCGAGATGATGAAAAACTCCGTAAACGCCATAAGGACTTTTACAAAGATTTAACTGATGGAGATGTTCCATCCTTTTCAGCAATGGTTGATTTAATGCTAATTAAATTAATTGATGATGAAGGTTCTAAAATCTTTCAAGAGGGCGATAGAATGTTCTTAAATGGATTAGATGTTGGATACGTAACAAAGGTAGCAACTCACATGATGCCAAATTTGTTTGATTCTGATTCAGTGGAGACAGCAGAGGGAAACTCCAAAGCGGTTGGTTAATGAGTCAATATGTCGTAGCTGACCGCCTACACACTACAATCGACACAATCAAAAATATGTCTATCCATGAATTTAATCATTGGGTTGCATATCTCACTTTAGAACAAAAGAGAATCAAACAAAATGAGCGTATTACAAAATAAAATTGTTGCAGTAGATAAAACAAAGCACGCCTTTGCTAGTTTTAAAGGTTCAATAAGAACCTCAACAGGAGCAATGAAAGGCTTAGGTGCAAGTATTGTTGGTTTTATTGGTATAGCTTCTTTAATGCGCCTAAAGGAGATGACTAAAGATGCTTTAGATTTTGGCACTAATATTCAAATCACGGCAAACAAAATTGGTGTGACAACCAAAGAATTGCAATCGTTTCGATTAGCAGGTCAACAATTTGCAGGAATAACTGGTCGTACCCTAGACATGGGCTTGCAAAGATTTTCAAGACGTTTGGGAGAGGCTAACCAGGACACAGGCGAGCTAAAGGGCACACTGGCACTGTTGGGCATTAACACAAAAGATGCAAATGGAAATATCCGAAGTGTAACTGATGTTTTAATGGATTATGCAGACGGCATTGCAAATGCTTCAAGTTCATCAGAGCAACTAAGATTGGCTTTTAAAGGCTTTGATTCTGAAGGTGCTGTATTAGTTGAATTATTTAAAAACGGTTCGACAGAAATGCGAAAGTTTATTAAAGAATCGCAAACGACTGGTGCAATCATGTCAGATGTTGTTTCTAAGAAAGCTCAAAAATTAAATGATGTTATGGCCTTACAATCACAAATAATAAAAACCCAAGTTACAGAGGCTTTTGTTAATCTTGGAGGTGTTTTGGTTGGAATTACCACTTTGACAGGTGCAGTTGCCAAAAAATTTAATGAATTTTTTACACCTGATTCTGTAAAAGCACAAAAAGATGCTGAACAACAAGGTCTAAGCATGTTGGAAACTTTTCAAAAAATACAAGATTTAGAAAATGAATCATCAGGCATTAAAACTAATTCTGGTCTATTAAGTGGTAGACAGGTCGAAATTGAAAAAATAATTGTCGGTTTAAGGGCTTATGTTGACGCTAATTTTAAAGTTCAACAATCTTTGGCAAAAACAGAACAAGCATCAAGAAGCTTTGGCAAAGGCTTTTCTGAAGGCATAGAAGGTATGAAACTTCCAACATTAGCTGAAGAAGGTCAGAAGTTTGCTGTTAGTTTTCAAACAGGTCTATCAGGTGCATTTGACAGTATTATTGATGGTACAAAATCTGTTGGTGAATCTTTGAAAGACCTTGGAAAAACTTTATTAAAGCAAGCCATTAAAATGATGATTTTTCGAACAATTATTAGTCCTCTTACTAAAGGCTTTGGTAGTTTGTTTGGTGGTTCACCAGTTCCTGGTTTACCTCAAAAAGCTCTTGGTGGATCTATAAGTAAAAATAAACCATCTATTGTTGGTGAAAGAGGTGCGGAAATCTTTGTTCCTCATTCTTCAGGAAGTATTATTCCAAACAATAAGCTTGGCGGAGGCGGTGTAACTGTTGTGCAAAATATAAGTCTCTCAGGTGATGTTTCAGCGCAAATTAGAACTCAAGTGATGTCAATGCTTCCAGGCATAGCAAATGCTTCAAGGGGAGCTGTATTAGAAGCACAACGCAGAGGTCAACCCGCATGAGCATAACTTATCCAATTTCAGTTCCAAACTATACATCTTTTTCAAATGTCCAACTTGTTGCAAAAAATACAGTTGGCATGACCTCATCACCCTTTACTCAACAGCAAAAGGTTTATAAATGGGCTTCAGGAGAATATTGGGAATGTGACATTGGAATAAAAGCGATGACAAGAGCTCAATTTGAGGATTTTTCAACTTTTATTATTAAACTCAAAGGTATGTTTGGCACATTTAGTCTTTCGCCAGATCCCAATGGCCGAACTGTTCGTGGTTCTGCATCTTCAACACCTGGTAGCCCACAAATAAATGGAGCTCAAAATTCCAATTCCAATTCTATTGATATTACAGGCGCACCTGCTTCTGCAACTGGCTATCTTCTTTCAGGAGACTATATTCAAATAGGAACTCAACTTTTAAAAGTATTAGAAGATGTAAACACTAACGGAAGTGGTGATGTTAGTGGTGTTAATGTCTTTCCGCAAATAAGAACTGCATTGAGTGGTTCTGAACCAATTATTGTTCAAAATGCCGTTGGTATTTTTAGACTCGCTGACAATAATACAACCTGGAATATTTCAACTGCGAGCATATATGGGATCAGCTTTAGTGCTGTTGAATCAATATGAGAAAATTTATAGAAGATCTATTAAGGCTTTTAGGACTATTAAAAGAAAAACCAAAACCTAAAGCAAAGAAAAAACCAAAGAAAAAAACCAAAAAAACAACTAAGAAGAATTAATTATGCCAAAAAATATTAATTTTAATGTTACAGATGACACTTTAGAGCCTTTTTATGCTGTAGAATTACTGTTTGGTAACATAACACAACAGGTTGACGTTACTGTTTTTGCAGGTGGATCAGGAAATGATTATTCAATCAACCAAGTTCCTAATTATGATGGTTTGGTGTTGGGTCGAGGAAACACTATAAACTTTGATCAAAGTGATTCAAGTAATTCAGGCCATCCTTTCAGACTTTCTTTAACTGCAGACGGAACTCATGGCGGTGGTGTTGAGTATACAAGTGGGGTCTCAATTAGTGGGATTCCTGGACAATCAGGAGCGAAAACTCAATTAATTGTCGATGCCTCATTAAGCCAGGGCGATATATTATATTATTATTGCTCAAACCATTCAGGAATGGGTGGATCTATTGCAATTTCTAATTCAGAGCAACGCTTGTGGACAGGATTTGGAGAAATTACTATTGGTGGCGATATTTATTATGGAACAGGTGATTTAGGTGCAGTTAGTGATATTGTTGAAGTAAATACTGTAGAATCAAGGGGATTAAATGTTTCTTTGTCAGGAATACCAAGTAATTTAATTGCAGATGCTTTATTGCAAGATTATCAAGGCCAAGTTGCTAGAATTTATTTTGGAACACTATCAAATGGGCAATTAACTGTTCAACCTTATTTATTCTTTTCAGGTTATATGGATGTAATGAACATAATTGTTACAGGAGAAACAAGCAGTATTGATATCTCATTGGAAAATAGAATAGCGGACCTTTTAAGGACAAAAGTTACTCGGTATACAAATGAAGATCAGCTCGCAGTTTTCCCAGGAGATACAAGTTTAAGATTTGTCGATTCAATACAATCTGATAAAGAAATTCTTTGGGGTGTTCCTACTGACATTGTTGGTCGAGTTTACAAAGTTCCTACACAAGAAGAATTAGCCGATCAAGTAAAGAACATGACTTTACCATTTTAATGACTGATTTAGATAAATTTATTGAAGAAAAGGTAAATCAACCTTTTGTTTGGGGTGAAAATGATTGCATAACTTTTTGTATGGATGCAATTAAAGTATGTACTGGCATTGACCACATGAAACTTGAAAATGTAAGAACCTGGAACACACCTCAAAGCGCAAAAAAAACTTTGTTAAAAATGAAGATTCCAACAATGTTTGATTTGTTTGATAAGAGATTTAAAAGAATAACCAATAAACACAAATTAAGAGATGGTGATATTGGAATTGCTCCTGTTGGAGTAAATGATAATTTTTCAAAAGATACTGCTTTGATTTATTATAAAGACATATTCTTAGCACCAGGACTTCATGGAATAGAAAGAATTTCAGTAGATATTGTTGAACACTTTTTTGATATTAGAAACATTAGGATGAAATAATGCCACAAGTCGTAGCCTGGGTTGGCTCAACATTAGGTGCAATAGGAGCATCATTTGCCAAAACATTTTTGGTGGGTGCTGTACTGACACCTACTGCATTGATGATAACAGGTGCAATCGTTGTTGGTGGCTCAATAGCAATGATGATGGTGATGACACCAAAAATGCCTGATTTAAATGCAATGTTAAATCGGGGAACTAATATCAGAAGTCCTATTTCAAGCAGAAAGTTAATATATGGAAGGGCAAAAGTTGGTGGAACGTATGTCTTTATTTCTGAAGGTAATTTAAGTAGTGATAGAAAATATTTATATCTTTTATTTGCGATGGCTTCTCATGAAATTTCATCCTTTGAAAAAATCTATCTTGGTGATGAGGAAGTCACAATAAATGGCTCAGGAGTAGTAACTGCACCTGCAAGATATTATCCAAATGGAGATACAAGAGTTGAATTTTTTACCGATATGAAAGGAGCATCTTTAACACAAACTTTAAATTCAAGATTTCAAACAAGCACTGATTTAACTGCAACTGACCACTTTAAAGGTATGGCAATATTACAATCAATAATGACGTATGACCCTGAGACATTTGTTTCTGGTATTCCAACTGTCAATTCTCTTGTGCAAGGTAAGAATGATATTTATGACCCAAGGACTGCCACAAATGGTTTTTCAGATAACCCCGCTTTATGTGTTGCAAACTATCTTATGTCTAGCTTAGGACTAGGGTTATCAACAAACGATATTGATTGGGTAAGTGTAACAACAGCATCTAATATTTGTGATGAATTGGTTGACTTAGACACAACCCCAACAACTCAAGAAAAAAGATATGTTTGCAATGGAATGATTGACACTCAAAATGATATTAAAACAAACATTGAATCTCTTTTGACAAGTATGGCAGGATTCATGGTTGTCGAAGGTGGCAAATATAAAATCTTTTCAGGATCATATAGAGTTCCAACAATTACAATAAAAGAAGCAGACCTGGTTAGTGGTTATCAAATACAAACAAAAAATCGTGTTTCAGATCAATTTAACTTAATTCGTGGCCTTATGACTAGCGAGGAATCAAATTTTCAACCAACAAACTATCCTGAAGTAACTAACGCATCTTATGTTGCAAGTGACGGACAAGTCTTAGAAAAAAATCTAAATTTAACATTTACAAACAGCACAGCAACAGCTCAAAGAATTGCTAAGATATATCTTGAAAAATCCAGACAACAATATCAAATAACTTTATCGGTTAATCTTGAAGCCTTTACCCTTTCGCCTGGTGATAACTTGATGCTAACAATTCCAAATCTAGGCTTTAATCAAAAAGTATTTGAAGTTATGCAATACAAGTTTGGTGGTGATGTAGCTTTAGGGATAGAATTAACGCTAAGAGAGACTAATTCATCTGTATATGATTGGAGCACAAGCGATCAACAAACAACAACACCTGCACCTGCACTAGACCCAACGTACAATCGTAATGTGGCAATTCCGACATTTTCATTAAGTCAAATTCAAGAAGTTGGATCAGATGGATCTATTGTTGAGATGTGCAGAGTAGATATTGCAGACAATGTTGATGATAAGCATGTCAATGTTTACCTTGTTAATCATAAAATATCGACAGAAACAACATATAATGAATTATCAGTAGACAGAGAATTTAACACATGAATAAAGTTTTGGATCAGAGAATCTCAGACCATGAAAAGATTTGCATTGAGAAATATTCAGACATTAAGTTTTCTTTAAGAAGAATAGAGGCTTTGCTTATTATTTTTTCAAGTGCAGTGATTGGTCTGTTAATTCAAATCGTTATTTCGGCTTAATATGTTAGCAAGTTTATTAATTGGTAATGTAGCCAAAATATTAAATAAATCTATATTAGACAAAGACTTAAAGGCTGAACTTGAAGCTGAATTAATGATGGCTATTAATGAAGTTGATAAAGCACAGTTAAAGTTAAATTTACAAGATTCAAAGAGTTCAAATTGGTTTCAAAGTATGTGGAGGCCATTCATAGCCTGGACATGCTGTCTTGGGTTTGTTTTAAATTTTTTGATTTCACCAATCTTAGTTCCATTTGGAATAATTATTCCTCAAGCTGACACAAGCGTCATGTTACCTGTTTTAATGGGCATGTTGGGTCTTGGAACAATGAGAACGTATGAAAAGAGAATAGGAGTTAATAAATGACAAGAGTTGAATTTCCAGTTGTGTCAGGTCAAACGATACAGGTTAGAGTTGGAGCTCAGAATGATATTGGTTTTCAATCCGATATGTCAGCCGTACAGAGCATTATAATAAATCCATCTTCAACTGCTCCAGGTATTCCAACAAGCTTTACAATAAGCTCCACAGCTCTTTCAATAGTTGTTTCTTATGTAAACCCTACAAATAAAGATTTAAGAGGCGTGGAGCTTTGGTGGAGTACAAGCTCAGGTGGAACATATGCGCTTTATGATACAATGGGAGGCGTACCAGGAGAAGAAAGCAAATTTAATTTAAATTGGGGTGATGTTGTTAATGGCGTTACTTTTGTTTTAGGAACACCTTATTATTTTAAACTTAGAGCTGTTTCTACGAGTGGAACAACATCTAATTATACAGCTAATTCAAGTGGTGTTTATGGAACTGTAAACACTAGCCAAGTTACTCAAAACGCAATTTCTAACATGTTTAGTTCCGTGCAAGCAGGTAGCAGTCCAATATCTACTATTAGAGATACAATAAATTTTAATAGCACAGGTAATCAGTTGCAAGGAATTATGATTACTTCTATTACGCTAGGAGCAATAGCATCTGACATTGCAGGTTTTAGTATTGTCGCCAATGCAATGTGTCAAAAAAAATCAAATTGGTCGCCAAATAAATATGTGACAGGAGTTGTTTTGCAAGAAATTTCAGGGAACAACTATTGGGAACAGGCAACAGGCTTCGGCAGTTCAGCACAATTTTTGGGTGACAGTCAGCCTGATAATCAAGATTTTAATGATGGGGTTCAAGCTACTTATTCAACATCATCAATAGACACATCAGGAGATGTTATTGGTACAACTGGATCAAAATATGGATTATTTTTATATACAGATGGCGAGCCAAGTTATTCTTTAGGAGTTTTTTCAGGAACTGGTATTTCAATCACGGAGTTAAAAAGATGAGTTTAGAATTGTTGAAAGGATATTTTTATAATCCTGAAGGTGACTTAATAACCTGGTATGAGGGCTATGGTGATTTAAGCGATATGGATGATCTATTGTTATATAGATTTCCCTGTGTTGGTTTTATAAATAGTAAATCAGTTGACGTTAATTTATACAAATATGATTTTAAAAAAGACGCTTTGGAGGTTCGATAATGTTTATCTATAAAGCGTACTTAGTAAGGGTGGTAAATGGTGCAGTAATTAAGGCCACAATCGACCTTGGATTTGGTGTGATGTTGAGCAATATGACAGTGCACCTTTCAGGCTTAAAATCTTTTGAAGGAATGGACTCAGAAAAAGGAAAAGAATATTTAAAATCATTACTACCAACATCCTTTTCAATTAAGACTAAATTAGACGAAAATTTAATTTTAGGTGAGATACAAAGTCAGGGCGAAAGTATAAATGACAAGATGTTAAATAGTGGGCTTGTGGATAAGTTTGGCGAATAGTTGTGTCCCATTTGTGTCCCAAAAATATTTTATCTACGTTTAATTTAAAGATTAAGTAGTTACAATTAGATTGATTAAATCAATATATATTAAGGGTTTTATGTAAGTTACTGATTCTATTGTATTTAAAAAATCCATTATCAACGACTTTTAATCAGCTTGTCGCAGGTTCGAACCCCGCAGGGCTCACCAAGGTATTTAAGGCTAAATACAGCCATTGTAAGCCTTTACCAACTTCCCAATATTTCTTAAAAAACCTTAAAAAATACTTTGTGTCCCATTTGTGTCCCAAAAAAGTTTGACTTAGCTTTTAGTTATCCCCATTATTATATATATTAAAGTAATGGGTTACTTTAAAGTATAATAAAACTTGGAGTGTAAAATGGCTAAGGTTACAAAAAAAACTAATACTAACTCAAGGGGTGAAAAGTTTATTAATTGGTGTGTTGATGCAAGAAGCATTGGCTTAAAGCAATACTTAAATAATCCAAATACAAAGCAAAGATTTAAGACAAAAAAAGACGCTGAAATCTTTTTAAATGAGCTTCATAATATTGAAGTAAAAAGACATCAATTTAACGATGCAAATACACCTACAATAGAACCTCAAAAAGATGATTTATTAGTGTCTGATATTTGCGCTATTGGTGACTCTAAAAATGATGGTGCGGGCATTTACCTGGCAAGGCGATTTGAAGAAGTTAAAAGACAAAATTTAAGTCGGTCACAGTTTGATAGCATTCGTAATTGTATACGAATATTTTTATTATATAACACACATAAAAGTTGGTTAGACATAAATCCAAAAAGAGATCCTCAACTAATATTAAATGAAATGCTAACGCACAGAATTGCAAATGCTGTAAAAAAAGAAACTGATGACTTAACAAAAGCATCTGCCTGGACAACTTTCCTACAAGACATAAAAAACATTAAAGCAATGAGCTCATGGATTGCTAATGAATATGATTGTGAAGATAAATTTAAAAAGATAATTACCAGGACAAAAAATAATCAGGCCACATATAAAAAACCTGCTCATCTATATTTATTACAAAAAGAAGCTACAAGAAAATCTGTTGATAAAAATAGAATCTTTTTGTTGAGACAGTGGATCGAAGAAAATTATTTTATCTACCAGGGCAAATTTGTTCACGATGAGAGTGTTGCAAAAGAAAGGCGTAGAAATTTATTAACTCAATTTGATTTAATTCAAAATCTTGGACTAAGAATTGGAGAATGTCTTGCGCTGACTTGGGATGATATTGAGGTCAAAAGTTTCCAAGGTAAAAAAGTTGCCTATATAAGAATTAATAAACAACTCGAATTGCGTACAGGCAAAATTAAAGCCACTAAGGGCACTAAAGACACTTCCCTTTATGGCGATGTCAAATTGGCAACTTCCGTTCTTCCTGAATGCTTAGAGAAGTTAAAAAGATTGCAACCAAGTCATATAACAAAAAATAATATAGTGTTTCCAAACTTAGAAGGAAAATATGATGTTAGGCTTGTTTTAAACAGACAAATGAAAAAAGGTTCTAAAAGGCTTTGGAGTGAAACATCTGAACACATCTCACCACATACATTAAGACACGCCCTGGCTACTTACTTTGTTAAGAAGCATGGCAAAAACAGAATTGGAGAGCTTAGTTCTTTGCTAAGACATGAAAGCGGTCAACATTTCACTGAGAGTCGCTATGTGTCAAATCTCGACAAATCAGACGACCAATTATACCATGAAGCCAATTTGGTTGAAGATTTATATATTTAGTTGTTGACTTTAAAAGTCAGTAGTGTTTTACTTAGGTATAAAAATTGGAGATTACAAATGAAAGTTTTAGTTGCATGTGAAACAAGTGGTACTGTAAGAGATGCCTTTAATAATGAAGGACATGATGCCTGGTCTTGTGATATATTGCCATCAGATAACCCAACTAACAAACATATTAAAGATGACGTTCTTAATGTTTTAACTATGGATGATTGGGATTTGTTAATGGTTGCACATCCACCATGCACTAGACTTTGTAACTCAGGTGTCAGGTGGTTACACAAAGCACCTCCAGGAAAAACACTTGAGCAAATGTGGACAGAGCTAGATGAGGGTGCTGAATTGTTTTCTAAATTATGGAACGCAGATATTCCTCATGTCGCAGTTGAAAATCCAATAATGCACAAATACGCAAAAGAAAGAATTATTAATTTTGAAAAAGCAACTCAGACTTTTCAACCTTGGGAATTTGCAACTGAAATTGATGGTGAGGATAATGTCAAAAAAAGAACTTGTCTTTGGTTAAGAGGATTGCCAAAATTAAAAACAACAGGAACACTTGATGGCACGACAGCCCGTGATGATATTCACAAAGCACCTAGAACTCCTGACAGATGGAAGATAAGAAGTAAATTTTTTCCAAGGGTTGCTCAAGCAATGGCTCAACAATGGGGAGAATTCGTTGTTGACTTTAAAAGTCAGTAGTGTTAACATCTATATATAACTTTGGAGATTAAAATGATTAAATTTAACAAAAAAGAAAAACAAATAATTATCAAAAGCGTTGGCGTACTTGAAGACACGTATAAAGATTTTCAAAAAGAAATATTAGTAGACATAGAGTATTATTCTCCAAAAAGTCTTGGGGGTGATTATGCTGAAAAAGAATTAGAGGTTAATACTGAACGTCTTAAATTATGTAAAAATATTAAAAATAAATTAATGAAAGAATTTTATAGTGAATATGAGGATGGAGATTATTGTATATGAGCTACAGCATCAACTTAAATTCAGTAAGCAATAAAACATTTAGATTAATTTCTGAATTAGATAACGCTTTAATTAATTCTGATGATTATTTGGGAGTGTGCTATTTTTGGCATCACTCCTATCGTCATTTTGGTTTAAGAGACGCTACTATCTCACAACGTAAAAGAATACATAAGGCCATGATGGATAATGGTCTTGATGTAACCCAAGAAAGTGACGAACATTATAAAATAATAAATAAAATTTTGGGAGCAAAAAAATGACACTTCAAGAATATTTAGATAGAGAAAATATTACTATTTATGAATTTGCTAAAAAATATAGTTTACCTCAACGTCAAGTTTATAAGTATGCAACAGGTCAAGCCATACCAAGACCTAATATAATGAACATTATAACGTATGCTACAAAAGGCAAAGTTAAAGCAAATGATTTTTATGAAATGAAACCCCATTTAGGTCTTATAAAATTTAATGCACATTTACATAAAAACAGTGAAAAAAAGAAATAATCTTTAGCAATCAGGACATTTAGGTGAGTCATTATCCCACAAAGGGTCTGACATTGCAGGTTTTAGTATTGTCGCCATCTCGACATGCGATTGTGCTACATGCGCTTGTGTCATAATCTGTGGTATGTCGTATTTCTTACTTTTTTTTCTTAAAAATTCTTTGGCTTCTTCTTCTGTAAGTATAGAATTTTCTATATAACGCTCTTGAATACCAAAGTAGTCTGCAATTTTCTTAGTAGAATTTACAGAAATACTTCCGCCTTTATTCATTGTCTTTAATGTATTAACGCACATTTTTGGTATTTTTTTTGCTAACTCATGTAATTCAGTACAGTCGTTATAGTTATTCATAAGGTCTTCTATATAACCTTTTTTTAGTTTTATTGTTCGTGCAGGCATAGTATGTCTCCCTATATTGTTAGTATTATTATTAATTCTATTGATATAAATTCGAATTCTTATTAAAGATGAATCCTTTTTGATGGTTATCCATCATTACGGCAACAACACCTCAAGACCAACAGCTTCTAATACTTTGATATGAATATCGGATATACCAAAGCACTTCTGACCTTTAGAGAGGCAATATAGGTAGGACTTCCACCAGTCAGTCTTACCTGGAGCTCGATTCAATTCTTGGACCTTTAATTCTGTTAATATAAAATTTTGATTAGGTGCAGGAAGTTTGCTAGTGCTAAAACTATGCTTTCCCAGGCTTATATTAAATACAGTTTGTGTCATTCTAATAGTAAGCCAATGAAAAGTGTGTTGTTATCCATAAGACAAGAGCTAATAGAAAACCTAGTAATATATAAAAAGTTTCATCAATCATTTTATCCAATATCCATTTCAGCCACGCAGTCTGACTTTCGTGAGACTAAGCGAATTGTGTCATCTGTTCCTTCCCAAAAATGACCAAAAGTAATGACCAAAAGAACCAAGTTTATTATTATTATTTCAGTGTCAGGCTTGAGCCTGCTAAAGCTTAATTCTCATTACTTAACCTCTTTAAATACCAATCAATAATGTCTTGTCGGAGGAAATACATTGAACCTCCTTTATTGAGAGCGGGCATGTTGGGGGCGGGAAATTGTCCACGTTTAACAAATCGTCTAACTGCCTGACATTTAGCATTGCTATAATCGTCAAACAGTACGTCTGATGCTTCTTTAAGCGTCATAAGTATGGGCATTGAGTCTAATTTAGCTCTTAATTTTTTATCAAATTTAGAAGGGTATGTCATCATCATACTCCGTAACATTAGTGACAGGTGCTTTAGGCGTAAAAGAAGATTCCTTAACAACCTTTTGCTGTTGAACCCTAACAGTTTCAACCCTGTCACTTTCTGAAAATGTCTCAGTCTCACTATCAACACTTATTTCTTCAACATTATCAGAATATTCATACTTATTAGTCTGTGTGTTCATTTTCATTCCTAAACTTCGAGCAATATTAGGATCTATTAATTGAAATTGTTGTGAATCTTTTTCAAAATAACGGCCTTTGTGCTGACCATCAAAACTTAAATTAGCAATAGAAAGTTCATCGCCATAGGTTTTGCCATCCTTACCTTTATAAGTGCCCCAGGGAGCAATAGTGACTTCAGCTCGACCTTCATTATCAGGGTAGGGATTGCCATCAAAATCTTGAGATTTAACCCAAACTTCAATAAGACATGTGCCTGCAGGTATAAAAACACCTTTTTCTTCAGCTTCCCATTTACCATCAATTAATCTTCTAACAGTATCTTGGGGCGGAACAATCTTCATATTGTCTTTCCAATCAGCCCCGCCACCACGATTTTTTCGTAAGACTTTTCTAAAATATTTTTTATTCATTTTTTAAATTTCCCTTTCTCATCAAAATTATCTTTCAGCCTTTGTTCGCTTTCTTGTTCTTTAATTAATTTTTCTTTTGCTAATGCTTTCTCCGTTTCATTTGCGGAAGCCATCTCATCACCTGCCAAACCAAAAATCCCTAAAGCTCGCCCAACAGCAGACGTTTCACAGTTTTCAATCATGCTAGTCATATTTACTTTATTGGTTTTTTTATCTTCTTCAGCATAACCAGTTGCTAAAATTCTATTTGCAGGAGAATAAACAATAGCTTTTATTAAACAGTGGTTGTCGGTCTTTTCTACAATATTTGTTGTTAATCCATAAGAAGGCCAAAACTCTCTAAAGACTTTAACTCTAACAGCTACAGTTTTATAATCTTTGCCGTGTATATTTTGTCCTGAAAGCTCCATAAGACGTTGTTGTGCTTGCTTCATTACTTGTTGAGGACTAACTGTTATAGTCTCCAGTTCTGCCTGGTTATTAAATTCCGTCATTGTATTGTTTAATCCCCCTTTTTATACATATCATTTAAGCCGTTTTTAAATACTTGAAGCTTTTTCTTTTGAGCAAGCGCACGAGTTTTTAAAACAACTTTTTTTAAGTCTTTATTGTGTAGTGATATAATTCCCATTAGGAATAAGGTTAACTAATTATAGTTTGATGTCTATAAATTACTTCAAACTATAGTTGGGTTCGTTTAGCTAAACGCATGTAGTTATAGTTACGGTATTATGGATTAATTGAATCTATAAT